TCCAGAACACCATGAAAAGCTAGGGGACATCGCGAATCAGCTTGGATATGAAGGTGAATATATTATCAACCAAAATTGCATTTCAAAGGGCCTTTACTTCTTCCCCAAGTACTTAAACGATTCGCTCATGGACTATCCAGATGAGCGCCCCAGACGCATCCCCCGCCTCAGAAGCGACACCTAACACCCGTACGCGCTCTGGTCGCGTGTCCAAGCCCCCTGTACGTTACGAGCCCGTTGAGCAAGTCGAGGACGATTACGGCCCCGAGGACTACGATTCAAACGAGTCGTCTGACGTGTCTTCCGAGGTGTCATACGACGAGTCAGAGGAACTCGACGAGGATGATGCCGATGAGAATGGAAATCTCGATGGATTTGTTGTGTCAGATAAAAGCGAGAGTGACGACTCATCTATAGATGGAGAGCGTCCAATTCCACCCAAGAAACGAGCCCCAGTTAAGAAGCGAGCCGTTACCAAGCGACCTGCCCCCTCTCGAGCGCGCAAAACCGCGTAAGGACCCCCTCGAGTTTCTCAACGGTCAGAGCCCGATCGTTCTCATTCTCGTTGGAGTCGTCATCGGCTTCGTTGTACTCAGTATGCGTCCAATAATTGTCCAAACTGCTAAGTAATTGCGTAAAGGACGGCGTTCCCACTCGAGGAGTTCCGCCCAACAAAATCCCCAATTGGCCCAGTGCGGTTTTTGCGCACGTCTTCCTGGATAAAGCCGACCCAGCTGTTCTGGCGGGTCTGATCTTCCGGCTCCATGTCCCTGAATACCTCAAACTGATTGTCGTTGGCAGCAACAGGTTGAGATATTTTAGCCGGTGCCGGCAAACGTTTATAGGCCAGGTACAACAGGCCCATAACGATTGCAATAGCAACCAACTTGAATATCATTTATATTATTAAATATTTAGTTCTCGGGCTCCTCCGTGATTGTCTCAGGCTTGCTGGCCGCCTCGGCCTCGGCCTTGCGCTTGGCAATCTCAGCGGCCACGCGAATGTCGGCCATCGCCACCAGCTCCTCGATTGGCTTGTCGGGGAACTCCTTCTTCAGGTCGTCGAGGATCTCGGCCGGATGGGGAATGGGCGGCACGTCCGGCTTTGTGTAGTAACGCGAGTTCTCGTCGGATGGGTCAATGAATGGTGTATCCGACCCCTCGAGCGGCTTGGCCATCATGTCACGCTTGCGCTTCTCGAACATGGCGGCGGCCGCAGCCTGGCTCTTGCGGTAATTGACCATAATCTCCTCGAGCTTCTCGTTCTGGTAGTGCACGTCCTCGATCTGAGAACGGTCGGGTGGAATCAGAAGCCACTTGTACATGTCCACGACGTAAATGTCAACCAGAGCGTCCTCCTTCTGGAGGCGCTTGGCGTGGGTCGCCGCCTCGTCACGCGTCGCGAAGCACCCACGGATCTTCATACCGAGCTGCTCATTCTTCTGAGGCTGGTCGGGCCCGACAAAGGAGATGCATGCAAAATTCTGTCCTGGGACGGTCAGATAGTCCTGCTCAAGAGAACCCATATAAAAGTACTAAGAGTTAATCTTTTAAGTATGAGCGCACTGCGTAGATTGCATAACAATTGCAAACGCGAACTTATTTTGAAATGGGTCAAGCCGGGTGCGAACGTTCTGGACTGTGGGTGCGGACGCGGGGGCGACTGGTGGAAGTGGAAGGCGATCAACGCCCGTGTTCACGCCATCGATCCGGACAAGGATTCTCTCGTCGAAGCGGAAAGCCGGGCGTTTGAAATGGGCTTCCCTGTGTATTTCCTTGGCGAGGGTGACATCCGCCAAGCCGCTTTTGCCGGTCCGTATGACGTAGTATGCTACAACTTCTCGATCCACTACATCATGTCCGACCCAGACACTCTTAGGAGCTCCATCCAGGCCCTCAAGGTGGCGGTGAAACCAGGCGGCCTGCTCATCGGTATCACACCCGAAAAGGCCCGAGCCGAGGCGATGGCCGATGAAAATGGCGTGTTCTCCGATGACCTCTATAATACTTTCAAAATTCAGGATCAAAATTTGATCGTCAGGCTAAGTGACGGGCCCTTCTACGCCGACGGACCGAAGGTCGAGCCCCTCCTGGACGCCTCAATTTTAATTCAAAATTTGAAAGAAGCCGGCTTTGAGAAACTTGTGTGGGAACCCATGCTCTCAGAACCCAACGGAATGATTTCTGACCTCTACTCTAAATTTGTTTTCCGAGCTAATACTAGTTGAGCATGTGGCTTTTGGTCGTGCTGTTTATGATCGTACTGGCGATCATCCGTTTCAATGTCGAGGCCCCACTTCTGGTGGAAATCAAAACACGGTACTGGGCTATTTTGGATATGCTCACGCGAACTCGGGATCCGCTATGGGCGCCCATCCTCAGGCCCGCGATCATTACGGGGCTTCATGGTAAAATAGAGGGCGTCATAGGGTCGAACGTGAACAAGGGCTACGAGATTTATATCTGTCTTGACGGAGACGATATAAACTCGGCTATTTATGTGCTCATTCACGAGCTGGCTCACATGACCGTCCCGGAGTACGATCACTCGGCCCAATTTTGGACTAATTTTGAAAAGCTCAAGACGCTGTGCATTGCGAATGGGTTATACGAAAAGAAGGGTACGCGAACGTACTGCGGGGAAACTGTAAGAGATTAATCACGGTCGGTTAGGAATTTGCGAGCGAAATAGAAGATGATGGCGGCGATCAGGGCCGTGACGGCCATTCCCGTCAGGGACAGTGCGCCGTCCTCCATGAACTTGGGCACCATAGAGCTCAGTTTGTTCTGTACCGGCTTGGAAAAGGCGATGACCGCCGCCACGCCAGCCAGGGCGGCAAAGTACTGATCGTCCTCGAGGCCGAACGGGTTTTTGCCCCCCTTGGACCCCTTGGACTCTTTCTTGGTCGGAGGCATCTGCTCGACAAATGCTGACCCCTGCACCTTATCCTGAATCATCTGACCGGGACCGGGCATCACCTCATCAATTGCACTTGAAAATTCAGCCATTTGTAATTCCTCTAGGTTTTTTTCAGGCGGTGGCGCCGTGTCGCGTATGAGCCCTTCAGGAACCGCCTTGGGTTGTTCAGCGGGAGCCGAGATCAGACTCGTGATGTCGGTCGAGTTGGGGTCGTACGTCTGCATCTATCTGGGGGGTGTGAAATTATCTTTTGAATTTGATCGCGCTATCCTTTCTTTTTTACGATGATGGTGTCCTTGCGTTTCGGAGCCTCGACGGGTCGCGCGCTCGCCGCTCTTGGATTGTAATGGCGCTGATGGTACTGCCAGAACGACGGGCTTCCGACCCGAAAGTTCTTCCTGACGGGCGCCTTGTACCAGAAGACGCAGTCTGTAATTTTGTTCGATTTGGCGGTGTTGTCAAGCACGAGACACTCGTAGTTTTCTGTACACGCGTCCATGACCTGCGAAAACTGATCGTAAGTCGGGAACACACCGAAGAATGCCTTGTATAGATTTTCGCGATTTTGGCGCACGTTGTCTCGCAGGGCGAACACGTAATCCACATTCGTGCGGATCATGGGCGTCATGTCCATGCAGTACTGGGTCGTCATCATAAAGAAGATGCGCCAGTGGCGACCGTTCATGAAGAGCTGGCGAATGCACGTGTCTCGCATGAAGGCGCGGTCGTACATACAGTCGTCCATCAGGATGAACACGGGCGAGCACCTGCCGGCGGCGAGCAGCCGCTTCTGGCGCTCGATCAGTTTCTCGATGGCTTCCCGGTTGTAGTCCCCGAAGACGAAAAGATCGGGGATGAACTGCTTATAGTACCCGTTTCCGTCCTCGGTGCCTGACATGGCGATGCCGGCTGGGATATGCTTTTTGTGCCACAGGATATCCGTGACGAGCGTCGACTTGCCCGTACCACGTTTCCCTATGAACACACACACCTTGTCGTCGGCCATCTTGCTGGGATCAAACTTTCTCAGCTGAAGAGCCATCCTTCTATTTCACATCAAAATTAGTGATTTAGAGAAACGCACCAATGGTACCGTAATGGAGGAGGCGGCTATCGAGATTTTCCAGCCCGTCATGGA